GAATCTGACACAGATAGTGTAGCGGCACTTCTTCATGTACTATCCTTGGACATTTAATTTCTAACAACCCTTTTCCCTCTTCATTCGGGTCATCGATCAGCCCGTCTGGGCTTGCTCCCAGCCAGTCAATATCTTGATGGACATAGAGTCCTGCCTCTTTAACATCAAAGCCCGTGAACGCCTCATACGCCTCTCTGGCGGTTTCTTCACTGTCAATACCTCTCTGCATATCAGAGTTAATTTTGACTTCAGAATCTCCAACCTTCAAATCAAATACTTTCATCGGGCTTTTGTAGGGGTCGAGCCTCAATACCGCAGCTATGTCACTAGCCGTCAGTAGTTTTTTGCGAAGGTCGAACCATTCGGGTGTTCTTTGTTCCATTTTTTAGCTCCATAAAACTATCATTAACAGGTTTTTTCCTCACTGGCTCAGATGCAACCGCACTATTGCCATCGTCATCTTCGTCAGCAACGACACAACAAATTGAAGAAATAACATATCTTCTTATGTAGCTGATAACGCTTCCGAAAGCATGGGCAGTCTCCTTTCCAACTGGCATGGAGTAATCCTCAACAATCTCTGCCCCAGATTCATGTGCAAGGATCGTTCTGACAGCACAAGTGCCGGGTTCGCTTCTAATGGGCATTTGTATGATTGCCAAGCCGTTGTCTGCGAGAGGTTTTTTAACCACGCTCATCACACTGGCAAGATCAGCATACTTGCTCTTAAAATGAGGATTGACCTTATTTAGGTCAGCATTTTTCATCTCGCCCTGCGCTTTTGCCAAGGCTTTATACAATTCACTTTTGTTCATGTTTGTTTGCTCCTTTAAATTTTCAATTAACTGTCTATCAATATCTAAGTCACTGATACTCATCAAATTTCTCCCAAAATTCCGGCAAGTTTTTAATTTTTTGACAAATTACCTTGTTCAACCATATCCCCATTTTTTCTTGTCCCATGTCATTGTTAAAAAGTTTTGCAAGCCCTTCAAAGTCTTTGTCGTCCAAGTCTTGAAAAATGTCCCAGATTTCTTCTCCAGTAAGGTTTTGCAACCATAAATTAAGGGTAGTTTCGAGATCTTTTTCAAACCGCCAAATGCCGTTTTTCATCTGTCATTCCTTTTTTTAAGCGATTTTGCAAAATGTGATTTACAAAATTGATTTGGAAATTGTTTTTTTCCGGCTTTATTTGCAAAATAATTCGTTTTCTGAATTTTGTCTTGGAAACCCATGTCACCATAACCCCCCCCTCATCTCCAAAAATAAAATCAAAATTGCCCAAATAGATGGAATCATTGCCCAAAAAATAACCAATCGCTCAAGGCAGCGCATAGTTGCAACCGCTGTTGATAAGCTCCTGGATCAGGGAATGCTGAATTAAAACTTCTGTCAAATTGACGTTAAGTGCTATCGCCAAAAAAATAGAAGTGAAAATAAGAACAACGTGCAACCAGTCGATTGTTATGCTCATTTTTTTGCCAAGTTAATAAAATATTGAGACAAGCTGATTTGTCTGTCTATAGCTTCTTTTTTTACCTGTTTATAAAGACTGACTGGGAATAACAGTGTCATTCTTTGTTTTGGCTCTGTCTTTTGCGAATCTGTGGTTTGCATATTATTCCTCTGTTGATTTGTGTTGACACAACACTAACACACATAATACACTTGTAGCAAGTGGTGTTCAAAGAACCTACCTAATTTATTTTTATTTTCAGGGTTTTTTTCGGAGAAAAAATGTCTTTCCAATACATGGCTCTTTATGTCGGAGATTATCAAAGGGACACAAAGCATCTTAGTTGCTGTGAACATGGCATTTATTTGCAACTTTTAATGCACTGCTGGTCAACTAAAAGTCCTTTGCCAGTTGAAGATCGGAAGCTCAAAAGCATTTGCAACGCAAGATCACAGGAAGAGGTTGATGCTTTGCAGCAAGTTCTGGAGGAGTTTTTTGTACAAAAGGAAGATGGTTGGCACAATCCGAGACTTTCCAAGGAGATTGATAAGGCAGAAGCCATTTCAAGTTCTAGGAGTGAGGCGGGAAAGAAAGGTGGTCAAGCAAATGCCAAGCAAATGCTTAGCAAAAGCCAAGCAAATGTATCTACCCACCCCCACCCCCATCCCCATATCCATACCCATAATAAAAAACATATAGCTTCGAGCAAAATAAATTTGCTCGACGCTGACTTGGGTGAAGGAGAGTTAGTTTGTGAGATTCCTCTTACTGGAAAAAAAGTAGCTAAAGTGTATTCTTCGTTTTGTGACAGTCTGCGAGAGGCGTATCCAGCAGTGGATGTGCCTCAAACCCTACGGGAAATCAAAGTTTGGAATGAGGCGAACCCTCAAAAACGCAAAACTGGCAAAGGAATTGCCAGTCACATACAAAAATGGTGTCAAAAGGAGCAGAACCGTGGCTAGATTAAAAAATTTTAAAAATGAGCCTGTAACGTCCACTTTTAAATACTATAAGGTCATAGACGGAGAAGCCTTGGATGTCCAGTGCTGGCACAACAAATACCAGGGAGAGCGATGTCCGAAACATGGAACTATAAGCCCAAACACGAATGGGTATCCCCCGATTTATTGTTCCAAGCATTGGGCAGAGCGCGATGGCATTGATAGCGCCAACAAAAAAAAGAAAAAAACGGCATTCGTTACCGTTGAAAAAACGGTTAAACAGATCGACAAAAAAAGGAAATTCTTTTGAACATCGAACAGCGACTGCATGAATTGCGAGAACTAGCAAAAAAATTTGCAAAAAGCGAGGCTAACAGGGTCTATCTAGAGGAGTTTAAAAAAAGCCAGTTAGCAATATTGATGAAAAAGCACGAGAAGAGCCACAAGACGGCTGCGGCACAAGAAAGAGAGGCTAGGGCAGACGAAGAGTATTTAAACGTCCTAGAGGGGCTTAAATCGGCCACCGAACACGCCCAGAGAGCTAGGTGGGAGTTGAAAATAGCTGAATTGGGTGCGAGTGTATGGCAAACGAGTCAAGCAAACCGCAGACAGGAGATGAAATCATTAAATTCCGAAAGTTAGCGAAACAAGCTCCTCACTGCATGAGCTGCGGTGTTGAGAACCCCAATTTTGACTTGCTTTGCCTAGCTCACGCTAATGGCATTGCTGAAGGCAAAGGAATTGGCATGAAATCGCACGATCTGATGGGGGCTTATTTATGTCATAGCTGTCATGACTTGGTCGATGGTCGAAAGGGGAAATTGACAAAATATGAAAAGAGACAAATGCACCATGATGCGTGGGTAAAAACAATGAAATGGCTCATTATGGAGGGTCACCTTGGATAATTTGAAAACAAAATGGTGGAAATGGCACAAAGAAAACCCAGAATTTTATAAATTGTGGTGTCATTTTACGTTTATTGCCATAAGAAGTGGACATAAAAACTTTTCGGGCTGGGCAGTTGCAAATCGGGTCAGGTGGGAAACTGAGGTGGAGACCAGTGGCAGCAATTACAAAGTTCCAAACGACTATATTGCGTTGTACTGTCGGCTTTTCATGCACCATTATCCCAAACATAAGGGGTTTTTCCGTACAAAACCAATGAAAAGGGCAGTGATCAATGATTGACTCCCGAAAAAAAGGATTGAGAGGAGAGCGTATGTTTAGAGGCAGAGTTTTGGATTTTTTAGGCGTTAAAATGCGCCAGCCCCAGGGTGGGACTAGTGGCGATGATGGACTTTTAGGTGATTTTTCGGTAGAAATAAAAAACACATCGGACAATGGCTTAAAAAAGTTATACAAATGGGTAGCTCAAGCGAGGACAAATTCTGGCAAAAGGGAGTGGTTGTTGGCACACCGAATCAACGGGGAAGACGGGTTTTTGATAACGATGGACGACAAGACGTTTTTTCGGCTAGCGAGGGAAGATGTAGCTCTTGCCAGTTTGGAGAAAAAATGAGAAATGTGACTATGTGGAGATGTTTGCAAGCAAAAACAATTGAGGGTAGGGCAACATATTTTTTAGATCGCGATTGCACATTAGGCAAATGGACAAAAAGGACGACTTAAGTCATATAGACCAAATTTTGATTGATTGGGCATCTCATGTGCGGGCTTTCCGAGAAGACCTTGGATTTTCTGTCCAAAAGTGGCAAAAAATTTCTTTGAGAGTGGAATTTGACGAGATGGTCGAGGCCAGTGATAACCAAGTTGCGGCAGCAGTCGATGCGATTTTGACCGATTTAGACTTAAAACATCGAAAAATTGTTGAACATATTTATCTTGGTCATTTGTGGGAAATGTCAGGCAACAAAGATGAGTTGTTGGAACAAGCTCAATCGGAAATAGCCAATCGACTCAAAGATCGCGGATTTTATGTCTCACAAAAAGATGTTGCATAATTTTCAAATTTTGCTAAAATCGTTGGTGGGGCGGTGCGCTTAAAATTCTTCGTATGATCCTATCCATTTAATTTTACTTTTTTTTGCGCCAGCCCCATTTAACTGGGAGAAAAAATGTACGGTAAAATGCCAAAGAAACCGAAACCCAACAACAAGAATCGGAAAAACGGGAAATCGAGAAGAAAATATTAATTTAGACTTGTCTTAATTTTTGCCAATGTTTCTTTTGTGAAAGCCCTTTCCTTCGCATCCGGTTGCCTGTCCCGTACCGCCACCCATCGCAACAAACCTTTTGAATGTGTGGGCTGGCCTTTCACCCATGTGGCTCTCTCCAGATAAAACCCAGTGGCCTTCAAGCTCGCACCACTCTCAAACGGTCTCGTATAGGTCACAATCACGTTATAGCCCATGGCAAAACAGGCCTCCTTCACCTTGGCTATTAGAAAACTCGCTGTATTTTTTGGGGCATCAGGCTTGAGGCAAAGTCTCCTCAACTCAACATGGTCGAGACGGCATGACCACGCACTGCTACACTGATCCACTGTCGCAACGCCCACAAGTTCGGCGCGGTAATAAGCGCCTGTTGAAAACTTATGGCGTTTCAAAGGCGGGCTGTGGCGGTGGAAGGACAAAACAAAATCCTGAGCCTCCTTGAGTTTCAAAATTTTGTGATTCATTTTTCTTGCTCCTTTTGTGGTGGCAAAATCTCATCGTCTGTAATGACTGTAAAATTATCAATTTTGCGATATTTGATTCTGCCCTCGGAAATTAAGACGCTGATTCTTTGCTTGGTCAGCCCCAATTTTTTACAAAGCTGCCTAATACTCATTTCACATTTTGACATTTTTGCTCCTTTTCATTAATATTGAATCTCATCATTTTGAATTGCTCCAAAATGACGGGTTGGGCGCGTCAACGCCCAACCCACCCTTAATTATTGATGCCATTCTTCCCACTCTTTGCGGGTAAAGGTACACCATCCCTCTCCATCATGTTCCAGTACGTTTTCTTTATCCCATGACCAAATGCCTTCTGTGTAATCTGGCTCAACGTCAAAAACTGGCAAATCTGAAACAAGGTCATTGTAAGGAATTGGAGGGCTGTTATCGTAGCTAAACAACACTCCTTGATTTCCGCAGACGTCAGGGAAATCGCTTTCATGCAATTCGTTAAAATCATCAATTTCTCGCAAAATGTGTAATAAATCATTCACATTGGTAATTTCTGGATGCCGAAATTTGGCCTCTACAAATGTTTCTAAACGCTCTTGCAGTTGTTTAATTTCATTCGCATCTTTTGCCGACTTTACGAAATCCTCAAATTCTCGGTCGGTGTTGAAGGTTTCTGCCTCGACTGGCCTCTCGGTGTCCTCGGCAATCCCGCAGCGATTCACAATGGCTGTTAACAAATTATCACCATCAAATCTGTAGGCGTTTTCCGCTTCTTCATTTGGTATAAAAAACCATTTCTTGATTTGGTTCCTCTTGTTTTCAAGAATAAGTATTTCTTCTTCGGTAAACATATTTATTGCTCCTTTTGAATGTTATATAAAACTGAGAATGTGAGCCACGGTATCAACTTGAAAGCCGTTGCCTAACATTTTGTACCTTTGGGTGTTAGATACATGATTGGTTTAGTTGTCGGGTACGCCTTGCAAACGCTCACATTCTAAGGGTGAGAGGTTGCGATAATGTTTTGGAAAGTGATTGGAAAACACTAGTTGCCTACGGTGTTTCTCAAAATAGCTCTTGAGATTGCCGCCTTTCCAATAATTTGCATCTATGCAATGGCTCTTATCCCTGTCAACATAACCATTTTCTAAAACATCTTTTAGCAGTATATTTTGGCCGATTGGTTGAGTGACGTTTGGAATGTTAGTCCAATACAACCGCTTACGATTCTGGGCAGAAACCAGGGCAGAATTGATTTCAATGGGTTCAACTCCCAACAAGTCAGTAAATATTTTTTCCGACTCTTTCCTCATTTTGACGTTTTCAATAAGAAAATATTTAGCCAGCGTTTTCGGGGAGTGTTTACATTCGCCAATTGTTTCGTAGTCGTGTAATAACTCCAAAAGCATATTGTTTATAAATTCCAATGCTCCCGTAGGATATCCATCGTGATGTTTGTAAACAGTCACATTTTCATTATCTAAGAAGGCATCAAGTTTGGATTCTTCTAAGTTGTGAAATACCTCAAATTGAGCGTGTTTTTTTGTTTTTACGTTTGTTTCTACATACCCGAATGTGTAAGTTGCTCTAGTACTCATTTTTAGTTACTCCTCATCAATGGGCAGTTTATCTTTATTTGATAACCTAGCTCTTTCAAACAGTTAATTTGGAATTTGTTAAAGGTCTTAACGCCCAGCATTCTAGCAAAGATTTTGCTTGTGTCGTTTGCGGGATATACGAGGTCGCGCCCGTAGACGCATTTGATTTTGATGTTAATAATTTTTCGATCAGCCATTTTTATTGCTCCTATTGTGTACTCGTCAAAGTATTTTGATGATAATTAAAATATTGCCAGTGGTCAATAGCTCACTGATTTATTTTTAAACTTTATCTTTTAGATTCAGTTTTACGACCCATATGCATCCTAACGACAAAACGCATAGTAGCCAGTAATTATCTTTGTCAGGCACTCCAAACAGCGGGGCGCTCAAGGCAGCATCTTGAACGCCCGCATTGTAAGCAAAGACTAAGGCAAGCGCCAAAAAGCACAGCTTAAAAGTGTGATAAAGAATTGTCATTTTTTATTGCTCCTTTTTTTATCAAGATTAATAGCAACTGGCAAAAGCAAAACGCCCACGAATACCCAAAAAAGTAAAAATTCCACAGTTTAAGCTCCTTTTATTTAGTATTTCTTAACTTTTTCAACGATAGTGTCAATCCCGTTATGTTGATAGCAAAGTAAGCAATCAGCGCATCGTTGACCCGTACAATTTTGTTTATCCTGATACATATAGTAAGGCACGTTGTTGAACGTCTTATCGAAGTGTCTAGGTGGTTTTTTCATGATATTGCCTATCCGACTATTGCTGAATATCAATATCAGATTACTAGGCTTATCATGTTTATCAAAAAACTTTCGCACAATATCAGCTCGTTTAGTCCACAATGTCACATTACAGTGTGATTTTAGCTCTGCTAGTCTGACAATGTTAGCTAGATGCTGTTCATTTATTAGCTCGCCATGTGCGTTAATTCTCAAAAATGCATCCATTATCTTAGTGGCCTTTAGGATGGCATCCGAAACGGGCTTGCTCAATAAATCGGTATTCCGCTGGAATGCTGGTTGGTTGTTCTTTCGGTATGTGCGTAGCATTATGTTGGAATAGCATTTTGTACAGATATTATCGTCTTTGCCGGAATTGAACATCTTTTGACAGAATGGATTACTAACCGTGTTCGTGTTTATAGCTTTGAACCCGTCCAGTTTTCCACTCATCGTGCTTATGTGAACTTTATGCATTTTTGATTTGCTCCTATAAAAAAATACACAACTACCCTCGGTGAGAGGGTAGTAATTTACTTTTTTAAGCTGCTGCCTGGAGTTTTAGTTCACGCTGCATAATATAATTTGATGCTATTTGAGCTAACCGGCTAGCTTTTATCAGTGCCCTATTATCATCCTTTAGGACTTTTAGCCATGATTTCAGATAACTAGCATGGTTTTCGAGCTGCCCAGTGAGATTCAAGTCAGAGCTGACAAACGCGGATGTTAACTCGGCTACCAACTCCTCAAATGCGTAATCGGCACTACCGAAACGCTTGCCTAATTTTCTATCGCAGCGTGATACATGGCTAGTCCAGTGAGCTAACTCATGAAATAACGTCCTATAATAATTTTCGCTTGTAGTAAAGTTATCAGCGTTCGGCATTACAATGGTATCTTTAGCAGGAATGTAGCAGGGTTGGTCGCCCTTGAATTGGATATTAGGATTATGAGCGCTAACAACCGATTCGCATTGAGCAATCGGGTTGAATTCATTTTTTACAACCGGCTCGGATTTATAGCAATTCCCGTTTACGTCTTTCGTTTGTTCGGCATTGAAAACGTGAAGAGTTTTAAAAAGATTTAGTACGCTGTGCTCGCCAGTTTTATTGCCATATGCATCAACCTCGTAAATTTTAACGGGATTAGGGCGAAAAATTCCGGTAGACTTTTCGCCTTTTTGGACAAAATAACCTAAAGACTTCCAACCTTCATAAGTTGACCATGCCGAATCACTGTACGGCTGGCACGCTAATATCAGTCTATTAGCTCCCGTGTAGGAGTGGTTGGTTGCTGGGTTGCGGGAACCTAAACGAACGGCTAGACCATCGAACCATTTAGGCAATGAATCAGATTCAATTGACTCTATGAGTTGGTTGGTTAATAAATCATACTGGTCTTTAAATTGCTGTGCTCTTTGTTTCATTCTGATTGCTCCTATATATGTATGTCGTCAAACACAGATAGATTTAAACACGGATGTAGTCATGTGTCAACACCATATATAAAGAATAGTTGAAATAAATTGAGTCACAATCAAGCGCCTTTTTGTACACCCTTTGCAAGCTATAGCGCTTTACGGCCTCGTTAGCTTGCTGTATAGCGCTTGCCATGCGTTCCGAGCGCTCGGAATAGTGTGCGATGGCCTAGCGCAGTAAGTCTAAGCAAGACTTAAACCAAGGCGTCGGGCTTCTTGAGGGGCGGGGGGGTCTTGTAGTAGTATGTACCTATGAATATACCTCCCACAAACATCAGGAGAGAATTTGAAGATAGCAAAATTTAAGACAGAGTCTATGGAGACACTGGCACACAATGCGCCTAAGATAGCTTCTAGGCTGGTAGAGATTGCTTTGCATGATGACCATCCTAGACAGTTAGAGGCTATTAAGATGTGTATGGATCGTCTAGTGCCTATACAGAAGGCTGTTGATGATACGGCTGGTAGTCGCCCTATAGCTATTAATATACAGGTTGAGTCAGCTAAGAGGGTTATAGAAGGTGGCGTTTGAGTGACTTTAAGGTATCTCTACACCCACAACAGTTAGAAGTTTACAACGACCCTTCTAGGTTTAAGATTGTTGTGGCAGGGCGAAGATGGGGCAAATCCCGTCTAGCTTTATATACGCTTTTTATTGAGGCATTACGCTCTAAAGACCATGATGTGTATTACATAGCTCCGACCTTTGAGCAGGGAAAGCGCATTATGTGGCGTTCCATGAAAGAGGTTGGTAAGGGTTTAATTGAGTTTACCCATGAAAACACAGCGACCATGCGTTTAATTAACGGGCGTGAGATTCATATAGCAGGAAGTGACCGTCCTGACAGTTTGCGTGGTGTAGCTATGGCGCACTGTGTTATTGATGAATATGCTTCTATCAAACCCATGATATGGGAAGAGATTGTCCGTAGTGCTTTGATTGACTCGAAAGGGTCGTGTTTGTTCATTGGCACTCCTAATGGAAAGAACCATTTTTTCCAATTGTTTAATTATGCTATTGAAGCCGATGATTGGTCAGCTTATCAGTTTAAATCAATTGACAATCCCTTTTTAGATGCAAAAGAAGTCCAAAGAAGTTACAACAGCCTTTCGACACAAGTAGCAAGACAAGAGTTAGAGGCTTCCTTTGAGAGCTTTAATTCGGGCATTTTCAAAGAAGAGTGGATTACCTATGGCGAAGAGCCAGATGATGGGGATTGGTATGTGGTAGCGGATTTAGCTGGATTTGAGGCAGCGACTAAAGGCCGTGGCATTACAACAGCGAAGTTGGATGAGACAGCTATATGGGCGGTTAAAGTCCATGAAGGGGGCTGGTTTCTTGGTGATTTAGAGCATGGAAGGTGGAATACCAGGGAAACGAGTGTTCGTTTACTTCGTTTAGCCCAACAAATAGGGGCAAGATGTATTGCGATTGAAAGAGGGGCTTTAATGAACGCTGTAATGCCTTATATGGAAGACCAAATGAGGCGAATTGGTTTTTACCCTAGGATAGAAAGTGTATCGCATGGCGGTAAAAGTAAGGTGGATCGTGTCGTGTGGGCATTGCAAGGTCGTTTTGAAAGAGGGGTCATTTCCCTAAAAAAAAGCAACTGGAACGCTCCGTTCATTACCCAGTTGTTGGACTTCCCCAACCCTTTGGCGCATGACGACCTTGTTGATGCTTTGGCTTATACGGATCAGGTAGCCTTTACGCCTTACGACAACGATATGGAATTGGACGATTATGAACCTTTTGACTTAGTGAGTGGATACTAATGAATGATTTAATGACATGGTTGATGGGCAATATTGATGAGTGGAGACAATACCGTTCCTCCAACTATGACGAGAAATACAAAGAATACTATCGCATTTGGCGTGGCATATGGGATGAAGGCGACAGGCACAGATCAAGTGAGCGTTCAAGGCTTATATCACCAGCAACCCAACAAGCTGTTGAATCGACTGTAGCAGAGCTAGAAGAGGCTACTTTTGGCAGGGATGTATGGTTTGACTTAGAAGATGACGTATTAGACCCGAACAAGAACGACATTCTTTACTTACGAAACCTTATGAAAGAGGATTTAGAGAAAGAAGGTTGGAAAGAAGCTATCTGCGAGACAATGCTCAATGGTTGTTTGTACGGTACGGGTATAGCGGAGATTTTAACAGAGGAAAAAGAGGAATTATACGCTGTTGAACAGCCCATAGAGGGTACAGATTTAACAGAAAGAGGTGTAGCTACCCGAACCTACGTTTGCGTTAAGCTCAAGCCTGTTTCTCCTTTTAATTTCTCTATAGACCCTGCGGCAACAACGGTAGATGACGCTATGGGAGTTGCTATAGACGAATTAGTGCCTCGACATTTAGTCGTTCAAGGCATAAAAGATGGAGTTTACGAGGATGTAGACTTAGGAGATGCCAGTGTTTCGTATGAAGACCAATATTCGGGTGAAACAAAGCAAATTCCTAGTGAAAATACGATTAAATTATGTAAATACTACGGAAAAGTACCCAAACACTACCTTGTAGACGGTGAAGAGGACAATGACGACATGGTTGAGGCTATTGTTGTGATTGCTAACGACTCAGAGATTATAAAAGCGGTTGAATCACCGTATTTAATGCAAGACCGCCCAGTTGTTGCGTACCAACATGACCGAGTACCGAGAAGATTTTACGGTAGAGGGATTGTCGAGAAGGGTTACAACGCTCAAAAAGCTCTTGATGCTGAATTAAGAGCAAGGGCTGACGCTCTTGCCTTAACAACCCACCCTATGATGGCGGTGGATGCTTCAAGACTACCAAGAGGAAGTAAACCTAAAGTTCGCCCTGGGCAGACTATACTGACAAACGGTGATCCTAAGACTATTTTAATGCCTTTTAACTACGGCCAACTTAATACAGTAAGTTATAAAGAGTCGGCTGAGTTAGAGAGAATGATTACAATGTCCACAGGGGCGATGGATTCGGCTGCGCCACTGGGGGTAAATCCTAGAAATGCGACAATGGGCGGTATGTCGATGATGATGGGTGCTTCTATAAAACGCCAGAAAAGGACATTACAGAACTTTCAAAGCAGTTTCTTAATACCTTCTTTGAAAAAGTGTGCTTCACGCTTTATGCAGTTTGATTCAGAAAGGTATCCGGTAATGGATTACCGATTTAAGCCTCATTCTACGTTAGGTTTAATGGCTAGGGAGTTTGAAACACAGCAACTTATTCAACTCTTACAGGTCACGCAACCTAATTCACCTGTATTTATGATTATATTACAATCTATTTATGAAAACTCTTCTATACAAAATCGAGAACTTATGGTTAGTGCTTTGCAACAAATGTT